ATAGCCACACCCAGCTAGGAGCGTTGTAAGTATCAGCGCCCCTAGCAGGGTACGCACTACTTAGCGCCTATGCCAAACTGTTTCTCATTAGGCTGTACTGCTTTTAGCAGCGGGCCAATTAACCCAGCTATAAAAGCATTAGCCAATACTTTAGGGTCTGTTATACCCGATATGTATAGAGCTGCAACGCTCGCTAGCGCAGCGCGCCCGTAGCTGTAGGCAGCTGCCTCTAATTGTTTTTTATTCATTTACCTAACCTGCTCTGCCCTTTAGTCGGTTTGCCCTTTGCTTAACTTTAGTATGAGCTTGGCCGCTTTTTGTGCATTTACGGCTACCTCAAAGTGCATTTCATCTTTACGGTTACGGTAATCACCGCCCCACGTTAGGCCATATTTTTTAGCCAGCGCTCTAATCATAGGTACTTTATCAGCTGGAAACGTGCCAACAGCTGCTAACGGGTGTTTGGTCGCATTTAGATCTATAGCTGTACCGCTGCTATGGCAGCTTAACTTATCTGTAGTGCCGCGTACCATACGAAAAGCGTAGCCCCAGTCATCTAAGCCGCCTTCATCTATTGGCTCTATTAGCGCGTGAAACTCAGCGGCAAAACCTACTAATAAAGGTGCTACAGCCTCAGCACATCTAAGTTTTATTTTAGTGCCGGGTACTGCATAGCTGTTTATGCCAATTTCTGCCGGGTTTTTACTGGCAGGCCAGCCGTTATAGCTTGTTAGCATAAATTAGTTATTTACCATTGTATTTTTTTTACACTCCTCAGACCACTCTACATAATCATTTTCAGACATTTTTTCTATTTTTTCTTCACCAGTAGTAACATTGATGATTTTAACATCTGGTCTAGGAAATTGTTTATCGTCTGCCATTTTAGGATACTCCATAAAGTAGCGCATTACCTGCTGAAAATGTCCCAGCACTCAATGCTATTTTTACCGATGAAATTGCTGTTGTAACTGTAAAAGTGCCAGTTATTCTTTGTGTGTAAATGTTACCCGTATTGCCAGCATACCCGTTGATAATATCAACTGCTTTGCGACTTACTGCATTAGCATAATCATAAATAGTAATTTGTGAGTAATTCGTATTAGGGTTAAATCCAACAGTATCATCAACTGTAGTAAAACTTGTTCCAGTAGCAGCAGCACTTGTGCTAGTTGATGCTTGTCCGCTTTGAGATATTTGACGATGTGCGTTAGCAGTTGTATCAGCGTTTAATTGATATTGTAAATTACCTGGCGTAGAAGCAGCTAACTCAAAATCACGCAAAATTATTACTAGATTATTGTATGTAGACGGAATTGAACTCAAAGTAATTGACGCGCCGCTCAAAGAAGTAGTGCTAATTAAAGTCATAGCACCAGCAGTAGGCGCAGCCCATTTTAACCCTGTTGGGCTTACAGAGGAGTCTGCTGTTAAAACTGTTCCATTAGCGCCTACAGGTAAATTATCAAATGTAGCGTTACCTGTACCTACTATGAGATCTGCCTTAGCTGTAATTTCAGTTGCCATTGAATTAGTAATAGTTACTGTGCCGCTAGTGCCACCGCCGCTAATACCTGTGCCAGCTGTTACGCCTTCTATATCACCTGTTGCCCCACTAGCTGCCCACGCTGATCCTGTGTAATACCACAGGCTGTTATTATCTTTAGTAAATGCAAATTGCCCTTCTTGTGGTGAAGTTATAGCTGCATCTCTAGCAGCCTCACTAGCAAAAACTAATACGCCTTGCATTAAATAACCGTTTACATCGGCGGCTGTTAAAACCTCACCTGTCGTAAAGGTCTTAAACCCTAAGCCCGCTGCCATTGTTACCCCCTAATAGGCCAATACGCCGGTGTCTAGCACCCCGTATAGGCTTGAGTCTAGTATAAAACCGTCTATTATCGGCTCTAGTGTGGTTAGTGTCGTTTTCCAGCTGTTAGGCGTAATTGCCATAGCTACGCCAAACACTTGCAAAGTCTTAGTTAAAGTAGATGAGCCTGGCTGGTTTGTAGTGATAGTTATAGGGTCAAAAAAATCTAGATCTAGGGCGGCGATTATGCCGGCATTATAGTTATCTGTGTACAAATCTAGGGTAATCGCATCGCATCTAATAGAGGTTTCTTTACGGCTAGCTACGTAGGCTTGTGCGTAATCTAGGGCTACCGCGTCTGTCTGCATTAGTAGGTTTTGTTGGTTATAGCTGTGTGTAAAATATTTATCTATGCTTGCTTGATCTATTGCTAACTGCGTTGTCCCGCCGGTACGGGTAATGCTAGCTGCGTTATATACCAAAGTATCATCTAAACGCCATATAGCATTAAAATAGCCTATATTTGTGCCGTTATCGTTAAACACGGTAGGTGTGCCGCCTATGCTAGCTGTGGTTACGTTTCTATCTTGAAATACAAATGACCCGGTAGCATCTACATAAAGCGCGCCATACTCACTAAGCGTAACTGTCTGCATAGCTGCAAGGCTGGTACGGGCTGTGCCCGGGTCTGTTTGTAGCGTAGTTAGCCCCGCGTCTACATCACGCATAGAGGCAGGCCAACCTATTTCGTCTAAAATCTGGTTAATGCGTGTGCCAGATAAGTCGCCCGCCGTAGCCCCTGTTAGTGTAGCTATTTGTGCATTTTGGGCAAGTCTAAACGCATCTACAGCCGTTATTGTGGTATAAACAACGTCTGACGCATTTTTAGGCGTATTAGTGTTATAGCTAGTAATAAAGCCGCTAAATATAGGGTAAGTAACGCCGCTGTAAGTAGCTGATATAGCTACCTTACGCATTGGATCTAGCAAACCAAAATAAGGGCCGCTAGGGTTTTGTGGGTTAAAATCACCGTTTTGGTCTACTATTCTTAAAGTTAGTGTACCTGTTTGGAATTGGTCGGCCTGTGGGTTACGGCCTCTGTTAGTTTGTATTGTATCTACTACGTCAGACACATCTACAATTACTGCCGCGCTATCGCTTAATATGTTTGTATCTAATATGCCCTCACCTAAAATTATAGCTTGAGCAAAACTAGGGCCAGTACTAAAGTTAATAATAGCGTTTATTACTGGCAGGGTCATAGCCCACCGGTGTAACGCAACGGGTCGCCCTTACGCTCTAGATCTAATATAGCTCTTTGTACAGCTAGGCTTATTGTGTCCTCACTACCTACTACACCTGCATTTACGTTTACCGTTATGTTATCTGCCATACGGAAACGGGCAGGGTCAAAGGTAGAGCCTGCACCTATACCAACGCTATCAAATAACCCCATAGCTCTTAGTCTTGCTTGCTCATCACCCAAAGCATTTAGCGCATTAAGACTTAAAGCATCTGTAAGAGTATCTATCTGCTCTTTAAGTAAAAAGTTAATACCCGTACCTGTGCTTGTAGCTAAACGTAAATTAGTTAAGGTCGCTATATCAGCAGCTATTTTACTTGCAGGTATAGCTGTTGATGCAGGGTTGAAAGGGTTTGCTCTAGGGCCTATTTCTGTACCGTCTGGCCTAATTATAGGCGGTGGCGGTGGTGGCGGTGGTGGTGGCGGTGGTGGTGGTGGCGGTGTAAAGGGCGGTAAAGCGCATAATGGGTTTATCTTTAACCCTGCCATTTTCATTAACAAAGCCAACGCATCATTTAAGTTTTGTAAGTCTATAAGGTTTTTAGGCTTAAACTTATCTAAAATATCGTTTATGTCTTGTAACTTGAACTCTTGGCCTTGCAGAGCGCCTAGTATTGCTAAATCTATATTTAGTTTTTTAGCAAGGCGTGTAGCAGCCTCTACATCTTTAGCGGCTATAGCGTCCTCTAATTGTGCCATAGTTTGCTTAATAGATAGGCGGGTAAGGTCATTGGCTAGCTGTAGTTTTTGCTGATCTGTAGCGTTTACACCTAGTTTATTTATTTCATCTTGCTTAGCTAATAGCGCTGCCTGTACCTGTATTTTGTCTAAATCAAATATATCTTCACCTTTGCCTAAAGCTAGGGCGGCTTTGTCTAGTTTGGCTTGTTTTTCTTTTTCTTTGCGTTTTAATATTTCAGCATTAGCTGCTTTTTTTGCAAGATCTGCTAATAACTTAGCGCGTTTTGCTGCCGCTGCATCTAGTTTAGCTATTATTTCTTTTTGCTTTTTTGTAAACTCTGTTTCTGTGCTAGTTACTGTTTCTGGTCTATCGTAAACAGCACCTAGACCTAAAGCCCTAAATCCAAACTCCGGAATACGGGCTAAAAACCCTAATACAGCGCCAGAGGTTTTTAATAAAAACGCAAAACCTTTAGCTAAATTATCTATTACAAATTGTGCATCACTAGCTTCACCGCTGCCAGCAAAATTGCCTAAGCCCTCTACTAACCCCTCACCTATTGTTATTTTAGCGCTTTCACCTGCTAAAGCTAATAGCTCTAACTTAAATGCTGTAGTAGTAAAATAATCATCTGCCGCGCCTTGATTTAACCTCAAAAGTATGTCTAAGTTTTCGGAAAATGACTTAGCTGCTAATTCTGCCCCTGTAAACCCTGTTTTGTATTTTTCTAAACCTTTAGTGCTGCCTAAATAAGCCTTAGTTAAATCCTCTGTAACTGTGGTTAAAGCTATGCCAGAGCCACGGCTAATAATTATAGATTTATTTAATAGGTCTTGTGCTGTAGTTAAAGACCCTGTAGTAGTTAATAAATCTTGAAATGCAGGCCTAAGTTCAGTTCTTGATATAGCAGCTGTTTTTTCCAAATTTTCTATATACTTATTTATAGACGGGCTAGCAAAACCTATGCCTAGATTTTGTACAGCCTTAGTTAATTGTAAAGTTGCTTTTTCGTCCTCTGCAAAGGCTTTAACATAGATTTTACTAAACTTTAATGCCGCGCCGGCAGCTAGGCTTATGCCTAAAGTTTTGCTTAAACTTTTTACCTTTTTTTCTAATTTATTTACGCTTTTTTCAGCTTCTAAAAAACCCTTACCGGTAAATTGGCTAACTAAATTTATTAGTAATTCGGTAGCCATTATGCAGCCATTTTTTCTTCAAACTTTATTTTGGCATTTTCTATAGCTTTTATTAAAGCTGTTAGGGCTACGCCGTTGTCCTCTGCATAAGCTCTAAACATAGCGCGGCCTGTTTGTTTACGGCTTGGTCTGCCTTTAAGACCTTTAGGCCTTGCATTTACTAAAGGCCCTGCGGCATTAAGGTTATCTACAAATTGTTGCCCGGCATTAGGGTTTAAGCTAGTTGAATATTGCTTACCGGTATGCGTAGTCTGGTCATAAACACCATTTATATAACGGTCTACTACAGGGCCTTGCCTTCTACCGTTTGGGTTTAAACGCCCGGCGGTTTCATATATTGCACCGCCTGCGTTAGCCTGTTGTATTCTAGCTAAAGATACAAAACCCGATTTATTAGGCTTAGACGGTGTAACCCTATAACCTAAACCGCGTTTAGCATCATTACTATTAAACGTAGGAAATGCCCTATATTTAATTGTGTCTATGCTGGAAGTAGCTTTAACCCACCCGCTTAATAATTTTGCGTCTGCCGGTATAAAGCCCCTAGCTCTAGCTACTACAGGGCGCAGCGCATTAGCCATTTCATCTTGCGTTTCTTTGGCTAGATCCGGCGTAAACTTTCTTAGTGCAACTCTAAGCTCAAGGGCGTTTTCTACCTCTGTTGGCATCTTGCACCGCCTTTGCTCTGTCTGATAAAACCTTTAATATATTCTTAAACATTACATCATCTAGATCTAGCAAGTATTGGGGCGGTATTCCGGTTTCTATTGCAACTTGTGCAATTAAATAGCCAAAACTACCGCGCCCAACTATTCCAGGGGGTCATCATCTAGTACCTCAACTTTAGCTAAAGTTTCTAGAAACTCTGCCCCAAAACTTTTTACTACTTCGCCGCTAGTGCGTAAACACTCCCAAGCAAGCCAGTAGACATCTGACTGACGCTCCAAATCCCTAAAGGCCTTATGAAACCCCATTTTTGCATACAGCTCAAAGGCGTACTCAATACGGGGCGTAATCTTATGCTCGGTTACGCTACCGTCTGCCCTTGTTATTTTAAGTTTTGCCATTGTTTGCCCCTTTGTCTAGTT